CAAGTGCGCTTGGCTCCTGGTAAGGATGTGTTGCTGCCAAAAAGCCATCTAAGATTAGAACAAATAGAGAATTTACAGAAGCGTGGGATGCTCAAAATTGTTTTTGACAGCGAGACGATTGATGAGCAAAAATTAACAATAGTGTGAAGTGATTGAAGGAAAATATACGACATAAGTCGTTGGTGAAGGTGGAGAACTACAGATGCCAGTGTACCTTAGTCCGGGCGTCTTCCCGAGAGAAATAGACCTAAGTGTGTTGCCAACAGCGGTAGGACCATTGCGTCCTGCATTTGTAGGCACCGCAAAGAAGGGGCCATTGAATCAGCCAGTGCTGATTTCAAATGCTCAAATGGCCATTGATACATTTGGCAGTCCGTTCGCCGAAAGCTATCTAATGTACGCAGTTCTTTCTTACCTTGAAGAAGGTAATGAATGCTACATTCTCAGAGTCGGTGTGGAATGCGAATTAGGACAGCCTAGTGCATTGTCCGATGTTTGCATCGACGCTACTGGCGCACGTGGCAGTGGTTGGGGTCGTGTTCCACTGTTCACAGGCATCGATTACGGACGTATTAACCTCCGCGCAGTCAGCGCTGATGCTCCAGTGGTATTTCACAATTCTTTAGTATACGACATCACTTATAATGATGCTGATAATTCCACCACTAATGGTACTACCATTGCTGCATTGTCCACCATCGGATCATACGATGGAGATGTAGACGATACTTATGTAATGGTGGTTACTTCAGCGCCATCAGTATCCGAATCATCTTCTGTCGGCGGCGCTGGGTATCAGATCGTCAAGAACAGTGATGGTGACATAGTTGCAAACGGGTATTTGGTAGACGATAATGGAGACGGCATCTCCAACTACATTTCGATTGGTAACGGTTTGTCAGTCAGAGTGACGGTTACAAGCGGTGAGTTAGATGTAAACGACACATTTACATTCAAAGTACAGCCTAACAACAGAGTATTTTCTATTTCTGTTGAGGGAAGTGTTGCTGCGTCTTACACCATGCCAGTTGCTACTTATGATAATGTTACTAGTTTAGTAAGTGCTTTCAATGCGCTCCTCTCCGGCGGCGAAGATTATTTAATGGTCGAATATACTTTGGATGATGGCGAAACTACCATACCACAATTAAGAACTACCGTCGCCGGAGAACGTATCCAAATTCTAACCACCGCTGCTTGGGCGTTAGAACTCGGTAATCAGCAGTACGCTTGGGATATCCCAAGATCTTTCCTGCTCGGTTTAGACGCTGGTCCTTACGACATAACTGTACAGAACAATAGAGTAAAGATCAACCTGATCGGCACTAATTCTACTAATAGTGTAGAATTCAATGTGCCAGTTGGGCTTGATCAAACCGCAGCTTCTGTAGCGGCTTCAGTGGATGTCGCAGGCGTGGTCTCTGGTGACACATTGTGGGAAGCATTTGAATTAACAGTTCCAGGTGGTACGACTCACGTAGCGATTGTAGTGTCGACTGCACATCAGTTCGATACTTTACAAATGTTTGCTAATTACTCTAATATCAAGACGTTACGCTTTGCTGAAGTGTTAAATATTCTCTACCCCCATAAAAGGGCGTACAGAGGATTTTCGGATAACAGACTGTCTCTGCCTACTCCCGGTGAGTCAGATCCAACGGTACCTTACGAATGTGAATTGAATCTCGCTAGCGCAGCGTGTGCTGCAGACTCAGCTTATTTTCAAAACATAGTGGGCTGGTTGGTAGCTCCGAGCGCTGGTACTTGGATCGATGGTTATACAGTTGCTTTAAGCATCTTTACGGAAGCTGTTGGTGATGCTGCTGGACGGTACCGTTTGGCGGTCAAAGATGCGTCTAACATAGTTGTTGAATCCATTGAAGATGTGTCATTTGATAAAAGATCCGATCGGTATATTGCTAATGTTATTAATCCCGGTACAAGGTACGGTGGTTCACTAGGCAGTCCACATATTAACTGGGAAGAACGACCGGCTTACTTGAATAACGATACTAATTCGACGACTTTTGAGGTGCGCACTCCTTCTCAGTTAACGGGCAAGTTATTTGCAGGTCAAGCAAACGGTATTCCACTTGATCCGGCTTATTCGAGTGAATTAGATGCAGTGGTTATTGGCAATCCAGCTGCTAACACCGGCATTTATGCTTTCCAAAACCCAGAATCTTACGACATCAATTTGTTGATCACTCCCGGCTTTTCGACTGGTGCTGTGATCGGTACTGCCCTTCAGGTTTGTGAAAGCCGTGGTGATGTTCTTTACCTCGTCGATCCGCCTTTCGGGTTGCGTCCTCAGCAGGTAGTGGATTGGCACAATGGCATGTTGTTGTCTGACTTACGTGCAGCCATTAACTCTAGCTATGGCGCATTGTACTGGGGTTGGCTGCGAGTGTTCGATCAATTCAGCTCTAACGAAATTTGGGTGCCACCTTCGGGTCACGTTGCTGCGGTCTATTCTAGAACTGCTAGAGAAGCTGAACAGTGGTTTGCACCGGCTGGTTTGCGCCGTGGTAGAGTGCTGACTGCGTTAGATGTCGAATATTCGGCTACACAAGGCGAGCGTGATCTGTTGTACGGATCCGGCAATGCTGTTAATCCGATAGTTAAGTTCCCACAAGATGGCATCACAATTTGGGGCCAGAGAACCCTTCAGAGGAATTCATCGGCTCTTGATAGAGTCAATGTGCGGATGTTAATGCTGTATATTAAAAAGAACTTGGTAAGACTGCTAAGGACTTTCATTTTCGAGCCTAACGACAAAGCATTGTGGCGGCAAGTGACTTCCACCATTAGTCCATTCTTGTCTGATATTCAGTCAAGGCGTGGTTTGGTGGCCTATAATATTGTTGCCGATGGTACTAACAATACTCCTGAACGCGTTGATAGAAACGAATTGTGGGTGTCAGTATTCTTGAAGCCAACTCGCGCTGTGGAATTCATTGCATTGAATTTAGTGGTGTTGCGAACTGGCGCTAGTTTTTCGGCTGAAGAAGTGTTAGCTGCTGGTGGTGTTGTCACAGCCGCTACTTCTGTTTGATCAGTGGTCTAACACGAGGAGAAAAAGAAATGCCAGGATTTAATGTAGCACCTTTAGGTGGCGGTTATAGTGGTAGTGGTCCTTCTAATACTTTAGAAATTAGAAGGAAGCACAGATGGGTATTCCAAACATTGGGCAGAGGAGCGGGCGCTTGGTCACCCGCTGAGCTTCTGCTTTTGCAAAGCGTTTCTCGCCCATCTTTCAAGATGGAAGAAATGGAAATGCACCACAACCAAGAAAAGGTCTATCTTGCTGGTAAGCAAGAATGGGAACCGGTCACCATGAAGTGGTATGACTCGGAACAATCACCGGATATTTCCCGTGGTTGTTACCATTGGTTGGAGACGGTGGTCAATTTGAATAGCCTCTCGGTAGCCCACCCTCGCTTTTATAAAAGGGAAGCTGTGCTAGAGATGATCGATGGAACTGGACAAGCAAGTGAACGTTGGGCTATGTATGGCACTTGGCCATCGTCTGTAAAATGGAATGAATTGAGTTATTCTGAAAGTGAATTGCTCACAATCGAAGCTACTATGAGATACGACAGAGCTGTCAGAGCATGTATCGGTGCTGCTGTTCCAGCGCCTATTGTGCCTTCTTGCCCACAAGGTACTTGACGTAAGTTTTACTATTAGAATTAAATGAAAGAGGGGGACACAGTTAAATATAACTGTGTCCCACATCATTTTATGGGTGATCACAAATGCCAGGATTTGATATAACTATTAATCAGGTTACCTGCGATGATGCTCGTGAATTGGGGTGGAGGCCAAATGAGCTTCCACCAGGGTATTATGGGCCGACACACAAAGTGGAAGTCGGTAGAAAACACAGATATAAATTCGAGACGTTCCCGCCGTTTGGTGATTCTAGCTCAGGTATATTAATGTATGGACACAAATCTGGACGTCCTACTATCGAAGTCGATTTGATAAAGATACACCACGGACAAGATGAAATTTACCGTCCTGGCAAACAGCGTTGGATGCCTTTCGACATTTCGTTTTATGAAATTTATAAGGGAGATTCTAGTGAGTGGTTTCAAAATAATGATACTGCGCAATTGATTTATGATTGGTGGGCATCTACAATGATCGATATAACGATATCTCTGCATGGCAATGTTAGAGATTATTATAAGGATGCAGTATTGCAATTACTAGATGGCTCTGGGTCAGTGGCTTATGAATATTTTCTATATGACTGTTGGCCTTCTAAAATAACGCCTTCGGATTTGGCGTATGCAGAGTCTGCGTTAACAGAAATCACAGTTACCATCTGCTATAATAAAGCAAAGGAATCCGGCAATA